GGTGTGGTTGGTTTGCTCCAAAAGCGTGTTAGTGGATAGCTCCACAATGTCGTAGCTGCCATCAGAGTTCACCCCTATAAAGTAGTCTGTAGCGTAATGTATTGACTCATAGTTGGCTGTAGCTGGCTTTGCGGTCAGTTCTGAATAATCGGTCAGAGAAAACGTGCGGTTGTACGGCTGAACAGAGCTGGCTTGCAGCGTAAACTCAGCTCCGTCTAACGAAACTGAGAGCCCCTTGTAAGCCGTGCCTGAAATCGTTGCTGGCGTACCGATTGGCGTCAAGTCTGTGTAACTGAAGAAGCTGGCCCCTGTTCCGCCATGGATAATGGCAGTCTCGGACCTAATATCGTTTACCAGAAGCCCTTGCGGGTAAATTGTCGGACTCAAAGTCTGGCTATGGGTCAATAGCAGCGATGGTGATAGCCTGCATATAACGGTCGCTTCTTCTGTACCGGCGTAGGCGCTAGCCCGAAATGAAATGAAATATTCGCCAGACGCGCCGATGCCCGCAAATTTGTTGTCTGCATATATTTGATTTTTTTGGACGAACCCGGCCTCGTCAATAAGGTTTCCCGAAAAAACAGAAGCGGTCCATGTTGCCGAGTCAACCTTCACGCAGCCCAAAAAACCTTGAAGAAATGATTGCTCTACATAAAACAAACTAGAAGAGTCCGGAGCCCATGATATTAGATTTACCCCAATTCCGGTTTGAGAAGTCCGACTAAACACCACTTGTGATGATGTCGTATCGTAAACTCGAAGTATATTGTCGTAGTTTCCGTCGTTTGACAGGCAGGCATAGGCCAAAAATTTTCCGTCAGGGCTGGCTGATATTAGGGCGATGCCATCTGTTGCGCCATCCGAGAAACTAGAGATCAACTCTCCAGCCGAAAGATCGTATACGCTTACCGTCTTGCTGCCGGAGGATGCGGGCCGCGAAAAGCCGCGATTCCCGCCAACTGATACGCGAGCGGACTGAAAGCTGTTCAGCCGCCCGACGGGCTCCCATATCTGATATCCATCTCCCGGCGCGTTACTCTCAACAATCCCCGCCTCAGTCAAATCCATCGGCCTGATAATCTTCATTGGCGAACCTCAATCCCGTCAATTTCGAACCGCTCAAGGATTTTGGCGGTTTTGTTGGTCTGCTTGATGATAGCCAACTGGCTAAGCTTCAAGTCTTCGCGCAAGCCCTTGACCGCCTCCAGCTGATTTTCCAAACTGCGCAACATGCGAGCCTCCCGATCCTCGGCGGTCTGCGTCACCTCGCCTACGCGGCCAATCACGCCGGCCGTGCGGGCGTACTCGCGAGCGTAGTCGGCAAACGTGCTGTAGTTACCGGTGTCGAGCTGCGTGGCGGCGTCCAATGCACTCTGAAGCTGGCCAATGTCAGTCACCCGGCCCGCATTGGCGATCTGCTCAAGCGTTCTGATAGCGCTCTGGCGGCTCGCTTCCTGTACGGCGCTGGACTGGAACAACATCGCATCCATAGCGGATTGAACGGCGCGGTTGGCGCGCTGTGCCTCACTCAACCGGTCGCGCTGGCCTGCGATTTCGGTCTGGTAGTAGCTTTCCTGCGCCTTCTCAATCGCCGAATAGTAGGCATCCGCCACACCCTGCAACCGCAACAGCGTGGCGATATTCTCCGCCCCCTCCTCGGTTGCGGCGTCCTGCGCCTGCATCAGCGCCCAGAAGCCTTCGCGAGTCTGCGGCAATGGCAAATCACCCATGCCTTGCGCCAGCGCATTAGCGTTAATCTCAAACTGCTGCGCCTCGGTGGCAAAGTTGCCGATGAAGTTTTGCATGTTGCTGATGAACTGATCCAGCCCGCCATTCAGCTCAATCAGCCGGTCAGAGGCGTTAATCAATTCCGCCCCGGCCAATGAGCTAAACCGCAAGCCCAACATATCCACGGCTTGCTCGGTCACCTGAACCTGTGTGGCTACCCGTGCCAACGTCTCGCCAAGGCCTTCGCCGGCGCGCTGGAAGTCGTCAAGGAATGGGATGGCGGCCCCCGCCAGCTGGTCGAACACAGTGCCAAAGTAGGCTTCCAGTTCTGCTTGCTGCTCGGCTGCGTTCAACCCTTCGAGGCTTAGGCGCTGCGTCTGCACCCTGAACCCTGCCAGCCGCCCCATGGCGTCAACTCCGAGCACGTCCGCGCCGGCCACTACGCTATCCAACAGGCTCTCGAACACGAGGCTGAACTGCTGCTCAACATCACCACCGATACGCTGAAAACGTTCTTTGGTGTCGTAATCGTCGAAGGCGTGCTTCTTGACACGGAACGTGGCGTACGCGTTCACGATCGTTTCGTCAATCAGATCGGTAATGTAGCCGCCGATGATCTGGATGCCTTCGTCTCGTTTCTTGACCTTGCCGCCCAGTAGCTTGCCGAAATCTACAAGCCCCCCAGTGAACATGAAGCTCAGGTAGTCCAGATACGCGTCTGCCGCGAACTCGAATCCTCCCCCCAAACCCAAGGAAAGCGCTTGGGCGCCACTGTAAACGCTTGGCATTCCGATGCCGTCTTGGGCGCCTGCCTGGCCTCTTGCAACCCTTGCAGACGCGCCCTCAATGCCCAGCTGCACCGCCTGCAACGCCCGCAACATATCCCGGTTAATGCCCACCAGCTCACGGGACGCCCCCGCGCTGATGTCCACGGCCTTGGCGATGGACTCCGACTTGGCATCAATGGAGCCCAGCACCGTGCCGGTGCCCTGGGCTGCCTGCCGGGCTGCGGTCGGATCCCAGTCATCGCTGAAGTAGTCGGACAGTTCGGACACGGCCAACTGAATCGCGCCGCCAGCGACCGCCCCGGCAATGGGGCCGGCGAATGCCCCGCCGATCTGGGCCAGCGCGGAGCTGTTAGCGGTCAGGTCTTTGGCCAGGCTGTCGGTGATGGTCTTGTTGACGATGCCCGCGATGGACGTTGCCAGTGTATTGCCGATCACGTCACCGATCTTGTCCCAGTCGCCCGAGGCTATGGCGTCTTGTAGGCTGCTGGCTACGGAGTCGGCGGCAGTTTGCCAGGGGTTGACGAACGCTTCGGCGGAATCCTCGCCTGCTTCCGCCATGGCCTCAACAAGCCCCTTGATGAGCTTGTCACGCATCTCCGGACTAATGATGCCCGCCGCTGAAGCCTCCATCAGAGTGTTGATCTGGCGGTTTAGCGTGGCGAACTCTGCGCCGAGTGGGTCTACCTCATCTCGGATTTTGGCAACCGCTTTGGCCAGCTTTTCAAGCTCTTCAGACCCAGTCTTGGCGGTGTTCATCATCGTCTGCAAAGACTGCGTCTGAATGTCAAATGATTCTCTAGCAAGCTGTTGGGCTTCAAGAATGTCTGCGCTTACATTAACGATAGCGTCACGCTCTGCCAAAATTGTTGATATGGAGTCAAGCCTGGCTTGGTTTGCCCCGTCAATTGCGGCTGAGAGCTGATTCCTTATGGCGGTCTGCGCGTCATCGTCAAACCAGTTTCGAGGGTCAAGGTACTGCGCAATGGCTGACGCATAGGCCCCAGCTTTATCAACGAACGCGGCCACCTCAACCGTCGCTATCTGAATTAATGCGCGGACATTGGCTGGAAAATTCAGGAATGCGTCGCCGAGGAATCCGACAGTATCAGACCACATACCCTGAATGTCATTTCCAGAGGCCGCGAACATTTCACCAACAATGTTAAGCGTTGTTCTGACATCGCCCGCCCAAACTGACCATTGTGAAGCCATCGCGGGAAGAATGTCGCCAAAATCAATTAAGCGTTCAGAAGCCCAGACAATAGCCTCGCCAACGCCAGAAACCGCAGAGTTAATGCCGTCAGAGCTGCCAATAAATTGCAGCATATTGGTTCTGGCAATCTCCAGATTCTGCCCGAACGTCGCCACAGTCTTGTTAAAGTTGGTGTCAATCTCTTCAGCCGCGCCGCGCAGCGCGTTTACCACAATCTCTGCGGTGATGCCGCCCTCGGCTGCAAAGGCCCGCAATTCTCCAATGGTCATGTTCAGGCTGTCGGCAATGGCGCGCATGAGCGCCGGGGCTTGTTCGGAGACCGAGTTAAACTCGTCACCCCGCAATGCACCAGCGGCCAAACCCTGGGAGAGCTGCGTGATAGCTGCGGCGGCCTCAGAGGCACTCGCACCAGACACGGCAAACGACTGGTTGATGGTAGTTGTCAGACCAATCAGGTCTTCGGTGGATAGCCCCAACTCAGTTGTCGAGCGGGCAAGGCGCGCATACAGGTTGGCCGTGGCGTCAAAATTCGAGCGGGTGTCCTTTGCAACATTAACCAGTCGCGCCTGTATGGCCTCAAGCTCACGCGTGCCGCTAGTGACCTGCCTGAGCTGGTTAGCGACGTTTTGCCAGGTATCGGCGTACTGGATGACCTCGCGCGCCGAAAGGGCCGCTACCAGTCCGGTAACGGCACGCCTTGCCGCGTCCGTGGCCGTGGTCAGTTGGCGAGTAGACCTCTCAGCCTTCCCCGCCGCCCCGCTCATTCGGGTCAACTCGGCAGACGCCCGCCGCATCGGTGACGAGTCGATGTTAAAGCCCAGTTCCGCCATCGTTGCGGCCATATGCGACAGTCTCCCGACGTTGCTTTACTCTAGTTTATCACGGTTTGCTGCGCTTGCGTCACGCTGCCTGAGTAGGTAGCCGGTTGCGCTCCGCGTGCGGTCGATATAGGGCACGTCATCCGCGATGTCTCCCTGCTTGCCGCCCTTTGCCAGCCACTGGCAGTAGGCGCGGGACATGTCCATAAGGCGGGACAGCTCCCAGCCGGTTAACTGCAAGCGTCCGCAATGGTCGAACGCCTGCAACTCTGCCCAGCTCAGCGCCACCTGCCCACCCATCCCTGCGGGCGCGGCCATGCCGGTGTCAATAAACAGCCCGGCCAGATACTCGTGCTCGTCAAGCTCCGGCATGGCCGTATAGGGGTGATCTGGGCCGTACTGCTCGTACCGGGTGCGCCTGTCATCCTTGCGCTTGCGCTCCGGTACGCTGTGCATCCATCCGAGTTGCGCTGCCCAGAGCTTTAGTCTGTCGGCAGCTTCTGCGTAAAATTTTCCTGCGCCACTACAAACCGCAGGGCTTGCATGCGGATGTCTTTGTAGTTCAGGTACAGCTTAATGGCGTTTTCGTAGTTGCATTCGCCAACCTCGGCGGGCATGTTTTCCCACGCCAGGGTCATCTTGGCAAAGAGTTTGCTATCTTCCAGTGCTACGTCTTCCAGACTTCGGTCGTCTTTTTTCCCCTGGCCTTTCATGGCTTTGCGCTGGAACGACGTCCACGCATCGCAATCGGGGCCTTTAAGCTTGATGCGCAGGGGCTTGTTCTTGCCGTTGTATACGCGCTCGTCGGTGCCGGGTGAGCACAGGTGCAGCCATGCACCTTCTTCGGACGCGGAAACGGTATCAAATTGCTTCAAAATGTTGATCATATCATGCCTCGCTATGCATCCGGAAAGATGACCGGCAAGCGGTGGATGAGGCCGCCTTTCGCTTGCGGGCTAGCCGGTCAATTTGGGGTTAAGGTGCCGGAACGTTCAGGACAGGCGTGTTGATCTCAAAGTTCACGTTCGAGCCAACAACGCTGTTAGCAGATCCAGGAGCTTTGGTGTAGCTGAATACACGTCCAACGTAGTAATCAATGGAACCGTCTGCGTACTGAACTTTCACCGAATGCTCGCCAGCGGCCGCCGGATTATTGGCTGCATCGCTCAACAGGGTCTGCCCTGCATCAGCAACGTCCCAGCCAAGAGCAATGGTCTGGCTGCCATAATTTATAAACCCTGGAAGCTTCTGGGTTACGCCGGTCTTTAGTGGGTTGTGGGTGACAACTTCGACGTTTGGCCCGTATTCGCCGAGGTCGGTAACTTCACCAACCTCAACAAATGCAAGGGCTTCGTAGCCGAGTTTATCGAGGGTCGCGGGTGCGCCCGCAGCAATAGAAAGGGTAATTCCAGTACTTGTGATAACCGCCATGGTTATACCTCCAACGTTGGGAAAATATCGTCATCTCGACGAGAAGCTGCCTAGGTACAGCCTTGTCTCAGTATACCCTAGTTTTGAGTTGAAACAAAAAACCCCGCACAAAGCGGGGTAGGGAGAGAGGCGGAGCGTCATCTCGACGAGTCCAGATGCAGCTTACCCCGAATACTCCACAGAAACAACCACCATCAACCGATCACCCTCGGTCTCAAGCTCCATATCGTATGGCTCACGGATGACGCGCACGCTACCAATCAAGCCAGTGCCCTTGGCATACAGCGCCCGGATCTGATCCGCCGCCGCGTGAACGGCCTCAAGGCCAGCGCCAGGGCGGTTAACGCATGCCACCTGCAAGATGCCACGGGGAACCACTGTGTCGGAGTAGCGCAAGCCGTTGTCGATACCTTCATTCGGGAAAAACGACACCTCCAGCCACACGCCAGATGATGGGGGCGTGAAGTTGAAGCCCGGCCATGAGATGGGGTAGCCGAGCGCTGCGTTGTTCAGCCGCGTGATGGCGGCCATGTAGATTTGGTTGTTTGTGGGGGTCACTTAATCGCCCTCCTAACCCGTCGTGCGGCATTAGCCGCTATGATGTCCCAGTTTTGTGCGGCCCGCCGCATGAAAGAGTAGCGCGCCTCCATGTAGATCGCATAATTGGCCGTCCATCCGAGCACCAGCCTGTCACCAATCTTAACGCTGTTGATTGCCAGCAGTGCGGGGCCCGCATCAAAGTCTGTGTTTTTGTAACCCTTTGGCGCGGTGTCCTCGCCGGACGGGATAGAGTTCACTGCGCCCGTGAAGCTGTTACGCAAGAAGCCTGTATCAATCGGCGTATTTCCCGTTTTGAACCGGCTCTCATTGGCCTGCATCGTCAGGTCTTGTGCGGCTTCTTTAAGAGTCGCCTCCATGGCCGCCTCGGCTTTGCGCTGCCATGCCAGCACCTGTCGCTCGAATCTTGAAAGGGCCATCAGCCAAACCCCCTTATAGTCTTAGCCGCCTGCCCCGCAAAGTTCATCTTGTAGCGTACTACGCAACGGCATTGTATCGTTTCGCCCGCCGGGGCGCCCAGGCTGCTATCCCCTGGCCGCATAAGCTGATAGCCGCCAACCGTGAAAGGCTGGTCAATCGGCATCTCCTGCCCGTCGGCGGCCGCGTGCGTTGGTCGCGTTCGCGCGTCGCCACTTGCGTCCCAGACCTTGGTGGCAAACTCCCGTTCAAGCTCTCCGGTTTCGACCGCCTGCCGTATCGCCTCGTCTTGCCCAGCTCTCAAGGCGTTAATGCTCTCAGTGCGGGCGATGGTTTTGGCCCGGTAATTCAGGACACTGGCTTGGTAACGGCTAACAGCTGCGTCAATTTGCTTTGCCTTTAACGGTTTGCCAGAATCCATGGCCTTTTTAAATGCACCATCTAGCCGCCTGTCTCTACGCTGCCTTGTTAGATAGTTCGGGTCTAACGTCTCCAGCTCCCTTCTGGCATTGCGCACCCACTCCGCCTGATTCGATGTCAATCCAATAAACCCGCCCGTCCTCTGCTTGGTCACAGGATCAATCCGGCCCACCAGATCGAGCGC